CCTGACAATCCGCGTCTCGTTCCTGCCGATGGTGACGGAATAGTCGGGAATGACATCGTCCCAGTCAAGAGGCTGCGCGTCCTCGGGTATCTCCTGCCGTGGAACGGCTGAAGGCGTCGACTCCCACAGTCCGTGGTTCTTGACATATTGGACGATGGTGCCGACGCTGACTCTCTCGCCCGTCGAATTGCGGCCAAAGCCCTTCCACTTCGCCAGGCATTCGCCGTCATGATAGCGTGTGTCCGACATCGACCAGTTCTCCCAGTCGACGCACTCGCCGCCGACGTCGCGAAGGGCCATGCCGAAATGTAGCCATTCGGTGTAGCTGCACTGGCTCGCCGGTAGCAGTTCCATGCAATGCCTGATTGTGTCTATATCGTCATGTTCCATGTCATCGTTCCTTTGGGTTTATAGGATACTGGGCTGATTGTCTGCGGGACTCGCCAGCCGTTCGCCGCTATGCGGTCGATGAGCCGCTTGGCCTCCTCGAATTGCCATGTGCCGACTTCCTGGAAGCCGTATTTCTCAAGGCAGCGGATTTGCTTCGGCGTCGTATAGCCCTCCATCCGGCGTTTGGCCAACGTGTCCAGCAATTGCGACGCCTCGCCCGCGCAGGTGATCTCGTCGGGGAAGATGCCAGCCTTCTCCAGCGCTGCCTTCTGCGCGTCAGACGGAGGAGCGAGTGATTTCAAATCCATCTCATTGGGGACAAATGGTTTCTGCCCCAATGAATACTCGTACTGTAGCGGATCCACTAATGCCTTTTTCCGCTTCCTCTGTTCTTCTAGCATCCTTCGCAGCGTCTCCTCCCGCTCCTCCCGCGCGGTCGATTCAGCGCCGTCCTCCGCTTCGATGAGATCGACGGCCTCGTTCTGCGTCTCCTCCGCCATGATCTCCGCGATTCGCGCCGCGAGGTCTGGATTCTTAGCGACAAGATGACAGGGCCTTACAAGGTCGTGACGTTCGGAATGCCATAGAAAGTCAAGCAGAAGGAGGTTCTCCTTTCCGGGAGAGAGACGGGTTCCGCGCCCTACCATCTGCACATAGAGGCTTCTGATTTTCGTCGGCCTCAATACGCATACGCAGTCGGCTGATGGTTCGTCCCATCCCTCCGTCAAAAGCATGGAGTTTACAAGGACGCTGCCTTTCGGGGCATCATGAAACCACTGAAGCGTCTCGGCACGGTCGTCGCTCTCGCCGTTGACCTCCCTCGCGTCAAGTCCATGCTCGATGCAGAGGTCGCGGAAATGCTGCGCAGTCGCGATCAGCGGGAGGAAAGCCACAATCTTTCTGTCCCTGGCGTTTTCGGCCATCTGTCTGGCGATATCCTCCAAATACGGCTCGATCGAAGATGCGCAATCAGTCAACGTGTAGTCGCCCCCGTTGCTGTTGCGAATGGATAGATCAATTGGAAGCGTCAGCGCCTTGATTGGACACAGCCAGCCATCGCGGATGGCCGTCGGCAGCGTCATCTCATAGCTGACATTCTGGTAGACCTCCCCGAGATTGCGCTTGTCTCCACGGTCTGCCGTTGCGGTGACTCCGAGGACTTTCGCGTCAGCGAAATGGTCAAGTATACGCATGTAGCTGTTGGCCATCGTGTGATGTGCCTCGTCGACGATGATATGCGAGAACTCGTCCGGGGCGAACCTTTCAAGACGGGCGGGATTGAACGACTGGACGGAGCCTACGACGGCGTTGCACCAGCTTCCGACGGTGGTCGACTCGGCCTTCTCCAGCTCCGGTCTGATTCCAGTCACCGCCTCGAATTTGTCGGCAGCCTGCTCCAGCAGCTCACCACGATGCGCGAGTATCAGCAGTTTACCGCCGTCGCGGAGAACCCTGTCGCCGATGGAGCAGAAGACGATCGTTTTGCCCGTGCCTGTCGGCAAGATGAGCAGCGTCTTCTGCGTTCCCTCGGCCCATGATTCACATACGCGATTGACGGCCTCGATTTGATATGGCCGTAGGTTAAGCATCAGAACGGCAATGCCTCCCCGTTGTCAGCAGGTTTGCTCTCGTTCGGATCTATGAACTTTTCAACCTCGTTCGTTTCGTACTTTTTGCCGTCTCGTCCGACGAAGGAGCCATTCTTCACCATGCATCGGCCTGCGGCACCGACGACGGCATTCCAACGTGGCGCAAAAGGCTTTCCTTTTTCGACATTTTCGCCGATGGCAGTGAAGAACTCGCGGATCTTCCACAAGGTCTTCGGATGGAGAATAAGATTGACCTTGCCATAGCCAGTGTTGACATCGTCGTAGATTTTCATCTGGATTTCCGCGACGCGGACGGTTCCGAGCTTCTGAGTGGTCATTTCCTTTCTCTCCATCCCCGTGACGGCAAACGTGTATTCACCAGGCGTAAGAAGGACGAACTCTTCCTGCGGGATGTCTTCAATCGCATCGTCCCAGCCCATCGGCGTGTTGTTGTATTCAGTCATTGGTTATGCTCCTTTCTTGACGTTGATAATGGTTTTCTTGACAGCGTCGAAACCGACGGTCAGACGCTGCAAATCCTTGACGCTGAACTTGTCAATAGGCGTGCCTTTCGGCCTCATGTTGATTTTCGGGTGAGCGGTTGCCAGTTCCAGGTCCGAATAGGTTAGATTGTTGGCCTTCAGCAGCGCATCGAGGTCCGCCAGCAGCTTGGCCTTCTCAGGGGCAACTGGCTCTGGCTCTGGCTCTGGCGCTGGTGCTGGTACTGGTGCTGGTGCTGGTGCTGGCGCAGGCGCAGGCGCAGGCGCAGGCGCTGGCGCAGGTGCTGGCTTCTCCTTGGGCTGTTCTTCAGCAACTGGAGCTGGTGTATCCTCCTTTTTCTTTTGCACTCCGCTGAAGATCGCCGCGAGTACCTGCTGGATGCCCTTGTCGTCAAGGCTAATGCGTTCTGGAAGCTCGGCGCGGCTCTTGGCGTCGTAGTAAGGCGTATGGTTGGTATAGATGCACCGTCTTCCGCCGCTGGCGATGTTCTTGCCGTCGGACGTCTTCATGACCGTGATGTCGTAGTTCAGGAAAAAGAGGAAGTCCGGCCATTCACGCAGCAGGGGCGATGACTGTTTCGACAGCTTCAGCTCATAATGGTCGTATGCCTGGGTTTCGCCAGGTTGCTCGACTTTCCGCTGCCATGCGTGCGAAACAAGCACGACATTCACGCCAGTCTTAGTCTGGATTATTGAGAGACCATCCAGAAGCTTCGCCATGCGTTCTTTGACGTAGGTATAGCCTTTGCCATAGCCGTAGTCCTCGATGCCTGTGACTGGCTTGCCGTCGCCCTTTGGAACATCGTCTAATACGCTTTGGATGACAATTGCTTCGAGCTTGTCGGCCGTGTCGATGACCAGCGTCTTGTAGCCCATGGGGTCGCGTGAAAACTCAGTCAGCGTTGCTTTGAGCATCGCATAAGTGTCGATGCCCGTCACTCGGTCCACGTCAAGACGGCTGCTGCCATTGTCAAGGTCGAGAAAGAGCGGCTTGGGGAATTTCGCCGCGAATGTCGTCTTGCCGATGCCCTCCGGGCCGTAGATCACAACTTTTGCTGGACCTGGATTGATGCCTTTTTCGATGTTCATGTTAAAAACCTCCGATTTCGTTGTCGTCTTTTTCTTCGTCCTGGAGCTTGTCCGCAAGCTCCTCTTCGGCGTGGTCGTCATCCGAAACCATGCCGTCAGTGATGATGATGGAGCACTCGTCTCCTTCTGAAACCCGCGTCGCGATCGCTTGCATGCCCATAGTTTGGAGCCATTCATTGAACTCGCGCAGCTGGCCGAGGTCGAATGCCTCCAATTTGTCCAGCAAGACGAATCCGCATTCGGGTTTCAGCTGACGGCAGACGGCGACGGCGACGCGGAATTGCTCCATCGAGGACATGCAATCCCACTTCTGCCCGTTGTAGACAAGTTCGCCGTCCTCAACGCTGAGGCCTTCCAACGGCATGTTGGCACTCTTCAGCAGCGCCATGCGCCGTTCGCGGACCTCCTCCACCTTCCTTGTCAGGATGTCGGCAAGTTCTCTCGCCTCCTTGGCCACGTCGATGGCGACATGCTTGTCGTTGTTCGCCTGGACACGTCGGTTGGTCTCGTTCAGATTGTCCAATGCCGCCTGTGCGTCAGCTGGGTCACGCTCCAGAAGCTGGAGCGACTCGAGCTGGCTGAGTTCGGCCATCGCCTTCTTCTCACGTTCCTCCGCAGTCTGGAGGTCCGCCTTGACCTTCTCGACCACTTGATGGCTGTATTCGGCCGCCTCCCTTGCATTTTTCAGCGCCATTTGATGATTTGCGACACGCTCGTTGTTCAAGGCGATGTCCTGCAGCTCCTTCATGAGCTGGGCGGCGTCCAGCGGTTCGTCTGGTGCGTCCGGGAATTCGGGGAGTTCTTTCGCGTATTTCTCCTTCCTGTCCGCCTCCCGGTTCTGGAGCGTCCGCTCGTCGTAGGCCTTCTTCTCTTCCTTGTCAAGGGCATCGAGCTGCTCTTCGATGCCGAGGCAGTGCAGGAGAACCTGAGCTTTTTTCCGACTGTCCATGATCATGAACTTAGGCAGGTCAAGAGCCAGCTCCTCAATGAAGCTGTCAAGCAGCTTCTGCCCCGCCTTGGAGCCGCTCGGATCCGTAACCTTCAAGGCTGCGTTCTTTCCCGCGCGCTGGACAATCAGGCCGTTAGAGAGCGTGACCTTGATGCTGCCCGGATTCATTCCCTCCTCGTTTTGGAAGTTCGACGGCCTGCGCTTCTCACCGCCGAGAGCATAGGCGATTGCGTCAAGCACTGAAGTCTTTCCCTGGCAATTCCGGCCTCCGATGACCGTCAGGCCTTCCTGAGCCGGCTCCAGCGAAACGGCGCGGACACGCTTGACATTCTCGATTTCAAACGATGTGATCTTCACATTTTCCATTGGTTTACTCCTTGTTTGGTTTTAAAAATCCGCAATCTATGAGATTTTGGATACTCAATCCCTGCGAAAATAGCTTGCACAGGCAGCGGACATCGTCCAGCTGATCAGCCATGCAGTGCCATTCATCCTCGTCCTTGTCCTTGTCCCTCGCGTAGAGCCTGATGCCGTCATCGGTGTCGAACGTGATGTCGACCCTGTATTCGGGCAGGCAAGACGACGCGATGCGGAATCCGTATAGGTCGGGATATTGATTAAAGAATTCGATGTTGGTCATATCATCTTCGATTCCCGATAGCGCAGGACGTCGGACAATTTGTATTTCAGGTATCTCGTCGTCCCCAGGCGCGGGATGCAGCGGATCCGCCGCATCGTGATCGGCGAGATGCCGAGCAGCTCGGCCGCCTCGATGCAGCCGATGATCTTGTTAGGGTCACCGCCCGTCAGGACTTCAGCCTGGCGCGGCGTGAGCGGGTCCTGATCGCAGAGCGACAGCACGGTCTTGAACGTTTCTGTTTTCATGACTGATTTTTCCCTTAAATGTTGATGCGGTAGACCTCGGCCATCTGGCGCTCGAGCCTCCGCAGATGGCGACGTGTGCGGATGCGCCTGACGACACGTCTGGTGACATAAATGATAAGATTGGTTGCGATGGCACCGGCAGCGCTGGCAATCGCGACTCCGGCCAGGAATTGCATGGGCGTGGCTCCTTCAGGCAAATTGATCATAATGGTTACTCCTCTGTGATTGATGACAACAAAAAAAACACGGCGCAATCCGCTCCCTTTCGGGTATGTAGACTGCGCCGTGTTTATAGAGCTGACTCCGCTCTGTTTTTACCTGGCTAGGCTTAGGAAATCCCCAGCCCCGCCTTCAGCAGGACCTGGATGTCCTCAAGGCGGGGGATGCTCCCCACCTCGTCTAACAGGGCCTCCTGACCTTGCTCTGCCACCAGCCTGTGGCTGTGCAGGTCGGCTGTCGCCAGCCAAACCTGATAGCTGGCAGGTTCTTCAGCCAGCCGGTCGAGAGTGGCCAGGTGCTCGAAGAACCGTGCCCTGGCCGCCATCATAGCGGCCAAGTTCCATGCCGGCACCTGCTCCTGCATGGCCCGGTTTCGAGCGTGCAGGAGGCGACGGCCAGCGTCGCTCTTCCAGCCGACGGCTACGAACAGACCCCGATTGCCAGTTCCTTCGGTGGCGATTCTGCGCCACTTGAAGTTCCGACATTCCTTCTGTCGGGATACGGGCTTGCCACTGCCTGAGGACGGTTCTCCCTCCCACGGGCGGTCCATCTTGGTCGCCTCTTCCTCAAACGCCGCTTGAATCATACTCATATTCGCCATAACTGTTTTCGCCGTTTTTAGCCAGCTGGCTCCGCTGGGATTAGGTGGTTACTCCTCTAGTAGTTCTTCGCCGTCGACGTAGCGGCGGAAGTTCTCATCGGTCAGCGGGAAGATGGTCGTTTTCCCGCTGGCGACACGCTCGGTGTTCAGCTTCTGGATCGCCTTCTTTGCGTCGGCCAGCTGCTTCTTCAGCTTCTCTTCCTTGGTCATGATCACGGGAGCGTCCTCACCAAGGCAGAGAGCGTCATGCTTTACGGCATATTCGATCATCGTGGCGATGACCATCTTTTTCGTCGCTCCGGTCTTCGAAGCCAAAACCTGAAAATACGGCTCGAAAATCTCAAAGCATTTCGGGTCGATCTCCATCAGATTCCTTTTTTTCTTTTCCATTGGTCACTGCTTTTATTAATTGGTTTTTTAGTTGTCAGTATCCTTTGCTCCTGCATGAGCAGATTGTGGCAAAATTTTTTCAGATAGGGCATATAACGCTGTCCTTATTAAGTCAGAAACAGTGTAAAAGTGCCCTGCATCCTTTAGTTTCTCAATCAGGATCTGTTCCTTTGGTTTAATTGAGACTGTAATGATTTTCGGTTCTTCCATGGGTGCCTCTTTGTTGTTGTTCTTGTTTTTGCACTTCCAAGTGCTAGAATTACAATAATATTGCACTTGTATGAGCAAAGTCAAGTCGATTTGCTATTTTTTTTATTAAAATGTGTTATTTTTTTATTCTAACACATAGAAAACACTAGGGAGTTTACCATGTTTGACCGACTTCAACGTATTCTAAAGGAGAGACGCGACAATGGCGAGACAAACGAAGAAATAGCAAGAACCGCCGAAATCTCCCATCAGCATGTCAATAGGCTTCTCAATGGATCGCCTGATCAATTTGCCAAATTACAGTTTGGTACGATTTTGAAATTGTTTCCCGGCATAGTCCAGTTTGAGGATCAAAAGGGAGGACATATAAGCCAAAATAACAGTCCTGGAGCAGCGGCTTCTATCGGGGGATCAGCAATTGCCAACTTCTATGCTGATTTTAGACAACAATTAATGTCTGACATTTTGAACGATGACAGTATCTGCGATGCCTGTAAGGTAAAAGTTTTAAAATTGTTACAGAAATAAAATGATTTCTTTCCCTTATACTTTATTTGCATGGGCCGATTCATACCGTGATGTTCTGCACGACAGGCAAGAAGATATTGAAGAATATAGAAGCAGACATAATGGCAATGATCCTTCTTTTGATATAGTATATATATTAAAAATATGGCTAATTCTATTTTGTATAAATTTTATACTATATTTTTTATATTTTTTATTTTTTGATAGATTTGGACGTATAATTGATAGAAATAGCAATACAAAATTAAAAATTAGATATATTGCGTTGTTTTCATTTTATGCAGGAGTTTCTTCTATAATTATACCAACTTCTTTTATAATATTTGTTTTGTATTTATATCATATAATTCGTATATTATCTAAATTATTTAATTTCATTAAAAAATAACTTATAAAAGAATAATTATCAATGCCATGTAGGCTATGTTTATAGCCCATGTAGGCGCATAAAAAAAGCGCCGACGGATTTTCTCCATCGGCGCCGACTAATTGCCTTTATTTATTCGTCCTTCTTCTTTCTGGGCCGCCCGCCTTTCTTCCCGTTCTCGCGGCTGGCAGCGGCCTTCTTTTCGGTCTTCATTTGCCCCAGCCGACGCATTTCTTCGCGGCGGATGGCCGCTCTGTCAATCTCTGCCAATTTGCCAAAGACCCGCCTGTAGGCCGTCAAGTCCATCGGCTGCGTGTAGTCGCCCATTGCGTGCGTGTAGGCCCTGCGGGCCTCGTCGATGCGCCCCTGCTGCACAAGCCCGTCTCCAGCGCTCTCGTAATACTCCGCGCTCCTGCTCATTGTCTGCCTCCTTAGTTGTTACGCAACGCCATAATAGCGTCCTTGTGCGCCATCATCATGGCCTTGGAGTCGTCAAGGCGGTGGTCAATCCACCAGCGGCAGTCAGCCTCGGCGCACACAATGGCAATGACCTTGCCGACGATTTCCTCCTTGAGCCCCGCCGCCTTGAGCTTGTCGATGGCGTCGCGGCGGATTGTCTCGGCCCATGCAATCTGCTTGGGCGTGCCGTTGAGCTTCGGGAGGCTCTCGGCCTCGGCATCCGCTGCGGCCTTTGCCGTCGCCTCTGCGCGCTCCTGCTCCATCCGCGCCCTGTGGCACTCTGGGCAGACTGCATTGGCCTCAAGCCATGCAATTTTACGGTCACGCTCGTCGCGATTGCCAAAGAGCTGGATTTCCGCCGTATGACCGCACTTGTAGTTGATTGTGTACTTAGCCATTGTCTTGTCCTCTTGCTTGCCTTGCCGTTTGTTTTGTTTTGTCTCTTCCTCCCTGTCAATGCCATTACTATAACCTAACACGTTAGGTTTTCAAGCCGCTTTTGCGATTTTTTTTGATTTTTTTTGATTTTAGGTTCAAAAAAATGATTTTCCCCATTTGCAGACCGTCTCGACTGCCTCCTGACTGACCAGCTGACACAATTTCGAAAAACGTGTTTGCATGCGCAGTATTTCTGCAAATCAAACGCTGTTTGCTACGATATGCAGACGCATACATCACCGCAGCATATATGCAGTGTCATCGCAAACCAAATCATAGGATAGGTGTAGCATTGGCATAGGCATTGGCGTAACATTGGCGTAGGTGTCAACGTAGATAATCCACTGCGTCCCCAAACAACGCAAACTGTTGAAAATAACCAACTTATGAAAAATGAGCCGATTTTTCACGTCACGCCATCTTGAATATTATATATAAATATATAATATTATTATCCATATAAAATAAATTATAAATATAAAATTCGGAGCCAGCGTTACTCCGATTTATTTATATATTTATTATTATTATATGGGATAATATTATATTTATATTTTATGTTTAAAACCACTAAAAAGAAAAAGAAAAAAGCCTCCAGTCGCCAGTCACCAGCTACTAGTTACCAGCTACCAGCTATCAGCTATAGTCACCAGTCATCAGCTGCCGCAATCGCAATCAGCAAATGTGGTCAGCGATCATCAGCCGGCAATGATCAGCGATCATCGGCCAGCTGTCGCATATTCAGCAACTACTGGCACGTTACAACACCGTTATAACATCGTACTACCACCGATAACGCGCCCGCGCCCAGGGGCGAGGCCGACTAATCTTAAATCACTATCGATCCAGTAGTCTTAAATCGCTACCATCTTGGTCATGATTTTGACTGCCGCATTCTCGTTGTCGTTTTGGTACTAGTTTTGTACTAGTTTGTACTGTTTTAGCCGATTTGAGTATAGGTATGATAATATGTGCATCTATATAGTTCAACTTGACAAATTCTGGAAATGTGTCATATTAACCGTCGGGCAGGTCAGTCACCCGCCTGGATCGTAGTTGTTTTTCTGTGTTGTTTTGTTTTTCATTTTGAGTTCGTTTTTGTTTGATTTTATATAATATTTTTTAGTATTTTTATACTGAAAACGGGGGCCCATTTTGTTTTCTGAGGTTTTTACCGGACCCCCATCCGCGAGTCGGGCAGTTGGCATTAATTAGCTCGTGTCCGTTGACACGGCGAAAACGGGAGTTGTTGCGATGGGAAGACGGAAGAAGACTGATGACATGGGTCAGAATGAGGCGGAAACGGGGTCCAGTGACGTTTTCAGCCATTTGACGGACGCCAGCAAGTTCTTGAGCGCCGAAGGCACTGAGGACCATTGGCGTGACGTCCACTGGGTATACAACAACCTGTGGGTCAAGGGTGTGTCGGAGAAGGACGCACCGAGTCCCGGCGCCTGGTTCTGGCTGATGGACTGCCGGAGCGACAAGACGGCGTTGGACAACTTCAGGGCCTACTACATGAAGCTGGCTCCGTCGAGGAAGGAGCTTGACGAGCGTGCGCGTCGCCGCGACGGCGGGGAGAGCGTGGTGTCGCTGCTGAAGGAGATCGAGGGGGTGCTGAAGAATGTCTAGGACGACTGAGGATCTGATATGGCATCCGGACGCGGACGGAATACTTGCCCGCATGGACGAGGACGAGCGGAGCGGCGGCGGTGACGTCGCCGGGGGGATCACGACGGAGTTCTACCGTCGGATCGTGGTGAATGGGGGGCGGAAGGATTTGCTGGCGAACGTCCGGTACCGGAGGCGTCTGATAGAGAAGTGCGGGAAGGACGACCGTCTGAAGGACGTGGTGTGGACGATGTGCAGGCGCGACCTTCTGTTCTGGGTGAACACGTTCTGCTTCACCTACGATCCGCGCAACCTTGGGAATCCGGGTGCGGTCGGTCTGAGGCGTCTTCCGAAGATGGTTCCGTTCGTGACGTGGGAGTACCAGGACGACGCGTTGCGTCTGCTGCAGTGGTGCATCATGAACGGGGTTGACGGCCTGATCGAGAAGAGCCGCGACATGGGTGCGTCGTGGATATGCCTGCTGGTGTACGACTGGTTCTTCCTGTTCCACGAGATGGACACGTTCCTGATGGTCTCGCGGAAGGAGGATTTGGTGGACCGGAAGGAGGACCCGGACTGCCTGTTCTGGAAGCTGGACTTTCTGCACGAGCACATGCCGCAGTGGCTTGTGCCGGAGATTTCTCGCCAGAAGCTTCACATGAAGAACGAGCAGGGTGGCGGGACGATAGACGGCGAGAGCACGACGGGGGACGTTGGGCGAGGCGGACGCAGGCGGAGCATACTTCTGGACGAGTTCGGGGCGGTGGAGGAGTCGGAGAGCCAGGAGGTTCTGAACGCGACGAACGACACGACGGACTGCCGGATATTCAACTCTACGCCGAAGGGCGCGATCGGGGCGTACTACGAGCAGACGAAGCGCGACGACATCGTGAAGATCCGGATGCACTGGTCGCAGCATCCGCACAAGTGCGAGGGGCTGTACACCTGCGAGAAGGGCAGGTGCGCGATCCATCCGGAGGGGGGCCATCTCCACTCGAGGTGGTACGACCGTGAGTGCCGTCGGCGCGGATGGAATCCCGTGGCGATAGCGCAGGAGCTGGACATCGACTACAGCAGGGCCGGCGGTGCGTTCTTCAACGCCGTCGTCCTTGAGAGCTACATCTCGTCGGTCTGCCGGTACCGGATGTTCAAGGGTGAGCTGGAGTACGACGCGGCGGTGGCGATGCCCGAGGGCTTCCACGAGGACGACGGGGGCCACCTGCTGATGTGGGTCTCGCCGGACCTCGACGGGCGCATCCAGCCTGGGAGCTACGCGGTCGGCGTCGACATCTCGGAGGGCACGGGGGCGTCGTTCAGCTGCATCAGCGTCGGGAACCTGGCGACGGGGGAGAAGGTCGCGGACTACGCGAACCCGAACATAAAGCCGTACGAGCTTGCGAGGTATGCGGTCTCTCTGTGCCGGATGTTCTCGGACGGCGACGAGGGGGCCTTCCTTATCTGGGAGGCGAACGGTCCGGGGCGCGAGTTCGGCGACGAGGTCGGGAAGCTGGGGTACGGCCGCATCTACCGGAGGATGAACATGGCGACGAAGGTGCGGAGCCAGTTTCCGGGCTGGATGAGCACTGCGGACGAGAAGACGAGTCTGTTCGGCGCGTACCGAAGAGCCCTTGCGGAGAAGACGTTCCTGAACAGGGACAAGGACGCGATCAAGGAATGCTTCAAGTACGCGACGAACGCGAACGGCGTGCCCGAGTACCAGGGAGGGTCGTTCGACCTTGGGCGCATCGGACAGAGCCACGGCGACATGGTGGTCGCCGACGCCCTGCTGAACAAGGCGATGGAGGAGATGAGGGAGGAGCCGGACGCCCTGGCAGGCGAGGAAGACGAGGAAATTCCCGAATCGTGCATCTACAGGCGCATCATGGAGTCCTCTGAGCCGACGGGGGCCAGCTGGCTTGCCGACCAGTTCAGGTGACTTACCAGAATTTTCCGATGCAGTCGGCGGCGTCTCCTGCGTCGTCGGCTCCGAGGTGTGTGTAGTGCGCGTTCATCCTCTCGCTCTCGTGTCCCATGAGGCGCAGTATCTTGGCGCTGTTCGGGCAGTTGCGCTTCGCTATGGTGTTGGCCGTGTGCCGGAATGAGTGGAATCCCTTGACGCACGCTATCTTCCTGTGGCCGGGCTTCCTCTCCACCTCGCGCTGGGTCTCGATGCCGTGGCTCTGCAGCTTCTCCTGGAACGTCACGGAGGCCGTCTGCTTGATCATTGTCGCGTAGTTCGGGCAGACGAATCCGTGGCGGTCCTCCTTCGGGACGCGGGACAGGATCTCCCGCATCTCCTTCGGCACTCGCATGGATCCAGGGGCTCCGGTCTTGTGGTGGACGACGTCGAGATACGCGAGTTCCTCGTCGAACATCTCCCACTTCAGCGTCCTTGCCACCTCGAACCGCTGCGTCGTGTAGAGGCCGACGGCGCACAGCCTGACGAACTCCTGGTCATCGTCCGCGAAGAGCTTCCGCAGCTCATCCTCGGTGAACATCTCCTTCGGGACTACGTCTGTCGGCGGAAGGGACTTCTGCCTCTCCAGCGGATTGATGACGTTCTCGTCGAGGTCGACCGCCGTCTCAATGACTCTCCGGGCCATCGTCAGGAGGCCGTTGTATCGGACTATGGAGCCGGTGTTCTTGTTGAGCCATATGGAGTATTCCTTGCCGATCCCGCGCGAGAACTGGCGGCAGAACTGCACCTCCGGGTGGTTCTCCTTCAGCCAGTCGCTGAACTTGCGCCACGCGGAGACGTAGTTCTTCAGCGTGTCCTTGCCGCATTTCGTCTTCTCCGGGTCACTGATGAACTTCTCCCAGAGTGACGCCACCTTCAGCCCGCTTCGCTTGTCGTTTGCCGCGACAAGCTCCTCCGCCTCGATGCCTTTGATCTGCCGCGCCACGCTGATGTAGAGGGCCTTCTCGTCCCGCTTGCCGACGATTGCCGCGAGACGCTCGTCCCTGATCCGCCGGGCCTCTCCCAGGCTGGTCGTCTTCAGCGATTGCTTGATGACCGCGCCGTTGACCATGGCGCGCAGATACCACTTGCCGTTGACGTTCAGAAGGTTCTTCGTGTCGTTCTCGTCGATCTTCATTGACTTTCTCCTTTGACGTGCTAAATTTTTTTTGTCGTTGGCTGATTATGGTTGAGATTGTCTTATTTGTGCTAGTTTTGTACTAAAATAGCATCTCATACTTGAAAAGTCAATTATATTTACTATTTTTCTCGGTAAAATCAAGTGATAAAGGGGCAGTTTTGGTATCAAATGTCATTTGCGATACATCGTCAAAAACATTAGTATTTGTACTAGTTTTGTACTATTTGTCCAGCTGGAGGCGATGTGCGGATTTTAGTTGCGGAAAATGATTTGACAAAGCGACCGATGCATTGTATTTTTATTTCAATGTGACATTGTGACGTTTTCTGTCAATTCGTAAACAATAGAGTTCCAGGCAATGGCAAAAGTAGAGGGAATAGACCTAGAGAGGCTGCAAGACGCCGTCAGAGCGAGCTACCGTGACATCGGTTCCTATCGTGAGAAGAGCGCCGAGTTCATCAGGCAGTACGCCGGCGCCGAGTACGCCGACAACGGCAAGACGATGCAGGAGCTTCCCGTAAACATGATGGAGCTGGCCGTCGGAATCTATAGCCACAGACTGGCCGCCAATGCCCCGAAGGGAGACGTGAGGACTCCATATCGGAGGCTGCGTCCCTACGCCGATACTCTTCGCCTTGCGCTGGACTACCTCTGCCCGCGCCTTGACATTGTGAAGACGCTTCGCCGTGTGGTCAAGGACGCGATGTTTGGCATGGGGATCGTCAAGGTCGGCATCAATGACACGGACCAGCTTCTGCGCGGGTTCAGCGTCGAGG